GTTTTCCTTTAGGCGCGCTTCTTCCTCTAGGTTGTAGATTTCTTCGTCATATAGTTTTTTATCTAACTTCTTTTTTTCGTCAGCAACCGCCGCCATGGCGTCTGCGCTATCTGTTGCGTCCATTATCACCTTGCCAGCTTTGCTGGATCCAGGTTTGGCTTGATCAAAAAATTTGATTAAAGGCGGAATTACAGCAAATCTGGAATAAGCCTCAACTGCGTCCATAATTGCTGTTGCGGCAACTCCAAATACAAGGCTTGTAAGGTTTTGAAATTTCTTTAGCGAATCAGATAAAGCGGAAAGACTTGCGATCTGTTCATCGGTGTAAACGCCGATGTTCTCTCCCTGCTCAATAATGGCCGCAGATCCTTGGTTTAAAACTTTAATTAGATCCGTTTGCGCCTTTCCAAGCAGTTCATTTACGATGATAAACTGTCGGCCTTCATTTGCCCCGCTGGCAAAACTGTCGGATATTTTTAGCAGAATATCCTCTGGCTTCATGTCTTTTAGATTTTCAATGCTAATGCCCACTTCCTTAAACGTGTTTTCTAGTCCTTTGTCGCCAGCCAGGGCTTTCTGTTGAGCCAATGATAGCTTGTTTAATCCGGCGGATACCTGATCAATCCCGCTGCCAAACACGCTCGCCGCATTTCCCAAGAGCTGTAATTTGCTGGCAGATACGCCAAACTTCTCCGCGATATCCTGCAACTGATCCCCCTTTTCAATGGCGCTAGAAAAACCTGCGATAATCTTGTCGAACGCAAAGGCGCCGGCGACTAGCCCGCCTGCCGTCTTTGCAAACCGTGCAACCGACGTCTGGGCTGACGCAATGCCACGATCAAAGCCGGATGCGTCTAAGGCCAATTTGGCTGTGGCGACTGCGTCCATTATAGGCCAGCCTTTTTGCTTTGATAAGCAGCGATGATAGAAAGCCGTTTGATCATTTTTACTACCTGTATGTCAATGGATTTTTGGACAGTAGATTTGCTGATGACGTTTGATATCCATGGGATCGTGTTTGTCATTGAAATATAGGGCTTTGAAAAAGCGCCTGCTTTTGTTAGCGACCTATCCTCAACGCGGCCGCCGCCGGTGTGGCGATATACCCATTTCGGTATACCCCTAAATCCGCCAAGGATTCCCGCACAAACGGCCCAGCCGGATTTTGCAATACCTACGTTTCCACGTTTTTGCTTAAAGTATCTGGCTAATTCGGTCTCCTTTGTGACGACCTGGCGAACAAACTGATTTTTTGGCACTCGGCGACTCTTTCCGAACCTAGCATTTTCATGTGCGCTGCCTTTATCAAAGTCACCGATTTTAGTATAAACGTAAGGCTTATAGTTTAGCCGATCAATTAAAGCCTGAGCCTCGCTTTTTGCAGCGACGCCTTTTTTGCCTTTGTTAAATGATTTACCCAGGACAAGCGCCGCTAGAGCTGCGGCGGCCTGCTTGGCGTTTTGTGTGGCCGTCTTGCCTCTGCCTAATGGCAGCGATCCTATTTCACGCACGGCCGTAAGTGTTGACTTGTAAACTCGATCAATATCCCGCGTCACAGCCTTTTCCCCTATGGCCTTTGCCTTTGGATTTAAGCCGAATGGCTGGGTGGAATTGGCCAAGCTGACGCAAAGCGAACGGGCCTGAATCCGCATTTCCTTGGCAGCTTCAATTTTCATATTTCCAGTAAAGGCTTTAAATGCCTGCTGAAGTTTGATCGGATTGACGGTAAGGCTGGCACTCATAGTCCTAACGCTTTCTCCATGTCACGGAGATCTGTGCCCACGACGGCATACGGCCGACGCAACTTTGCTCCGTTCATATACATAAATACATGCTCTGCCTGATTGACGATGTGCAGCGGTACTTCCCATAAGATCGTCATCAGCGGCCAACCGGTTTCCTTTGCCAGGACGAACACGCACGCGGCGGTTCCGCCTGGCGTTACCCGTTTCCCGGCGGCTGTGGCACGCCGGATGGAATTACGTTTACTTTAGATTTGTTCGATTCGTTTAAAATATTGGCGACCAGCAGGCTGGCGGTATCCCGATCCTCCTCGCCTAATTTTTCCGACCATTCCATCAGCTTTTCTCTAAAAACATCCTGATCCCATGCCAATTTGATGGCCTCTTTTCTGCTCTTAGCCAGCAGGATGTGCAGATAGATAAATGCGTAAACAAAAAATATAGGGCTGTCGTTTTCGTTGCGAATTTGAATCATCAGCAAGCGACTGCCCTCGGTATACGGAGCCAGTTTCTGATCCTTAAAATATCTGTCTGGCGATATAAATGCCTGATCCAGCTCCTGCAACAGATTCTCTTCGCTCATAGTTTCTTTAGCATCGCCCGTTTCAGCTCTGGGCTGGCTCGCTCGCTGACTAGAAGCGTCTGGCCGCCACGCTGAATCGATATGATCGGTTCTGCCCGCTTCATTAGGCCAAGCAGTGTTTCGCGGTTTTCAAGAGCTGCCCTTACGTAACGGATTGGCGATTCACCGTCTGACTTCATTTCCGCCCAAGTGCGCTCCATTTCAGCCTTTGCTTCGTCGCCTTCAGATATTGTGAACCAGAAAGTAAACTGGCGATGGCCGTCCTCTTTTACGATGCAAGTGACTGGATCCATGGGGCGTAGCTTGGCGCCAAAAGCAGAGGCGGCCGCAGCAACTTTGATGTTTGTCGTTCCCCAGAAGCTATCGACCATTTTAGGATCTCATAAACCCGCCGAAGCGGATTAGCTCATGTTAGGGAAGCGAGTCGCTGATACGTCCACCGTGACGAATCCATCAGAGGCACGATTCGTTGTGACGCTGTCCACGATAATCTTACCGCCGGTGCTGGCAGCGTTAGCAAGCGTGGTTAGAACAGCGCCAGCCGTAGTAGCGTAGGTGCCCGTGATGGTTGTGGAGAAGGCAAAGGTATCAGTCGGGTTATACATGGCAGCACCGACTACCTCGCCGCTTTGATTCCTAACTTCCGCACGTTCAACGTTGCGGGTTTCAGTAAAAGATTGTACGAGGCCGCCAGATTCCGCAGAGATGCCGAATTGTAGGCCAGAAGTTCCGATTGTTGTGGCTGCCATATTGACTTAAATTTTGTGTCAACTCGCGATTGAATTTGGATATGCGATGACTGCCAACTTGTAGGTGCGTCGCATCGATCGCTCCTCGTCGTCAGCTTCCGGCTCTACCGATTCTAGTTTTGCGTTAAAACAACGGGCAGATCCAATCGCTGTGGTTGCGTTGAGTCGTGTCGCCAGGGGGCTGGAATCATAGAAAGCCTGTAGCACTTTGGAGCATTTCTGGGTGTGTGCGTCCACTGTTGTGTCGTCATAAGAATCATCCACCACGATTTCAACTGGCACACTGAACACGCCAGATCCTTGCACCGGCTCTTCCGTTCCTAGCGTGGCTTTAATGACTATCGAGGGCGGCATATTTTCCGTCTTATCGTGCGACAAGTGGTAGGTCACCCCGGTAACGGTTGTAGTTAGAAGCTCTTGAAACGCAGCTTCAATTAGACGATCCAGCATGGTAACGGCGGGCATGTTTACAGCTCCACGTCAACGCGACTAGGCCAAGGCGCAATGTTGTCCTGCGCCCACTCGTTTTTCTGTGGCAGAAAGTAAGTCGGCCGATCTTGACGCAACGCCGAAGCGAGAATGGCCGGAGCCGAGTTAATCGTCATAAACTTTTCAGCGTGCTTAATGGCTTGTGCCATTTCGACAATCGATTGGGCCGTCCAATGCCTTTTGTGAAAGTAGTATTTGCTTTCGCACATAATCACGTAATCGCCCATCAGCTCTTCTGCCTTATTTAGAATATCAAGCGTGGGGTAATTCCAACTTTGGCTAATCCCTAGCGGAGCCAGAAGATTGTATTGATCGGGCAAGCCGGGCGGCGGCCCGTCGGGTACGCAATCTAGGATTATTTTTTGATCCACTCTAACAAGAGCCGGGTGACTATACATAAAGTCCACATAGCTTTGCCCGCTGTTCCTGTATTCATTGTACCGTTCGGGCCATATTTGAAAGTCTAAAATCTCCCCCTCGCCTTCACTTGGCGCCACCCATTTTGCGTAGCTTATAAGATCCAGAGCGCCTGCGTATTGTGGCAAGCATTCGATAAACACTTCTTCCCCTTGGTTCGCAAAATGCCGAGCCGCTGGGAAGCAGTTAATTATATCCCCAAGGCGCTGATGATAGACAATGGTTTTCAATCGTTAAACCCAACGATGGCAAACGACCAATAGAGATCTCGTTGACTACATACCACTTGTTTAAATCCAAGATCGGTTAGCGTTTTGGCCATATCTTCGGGATGAAATAAGTGAGCGTGCTTGCGATTGTTTTGCGGTAACCAATATTCCATGTCTGGATGTGGCAAATACATAAACAGGGTTCCTCTCGGCTTGAGGCGTGTTTTCCAATGCTCTAGGGCGTGGACGTATTTTTCGACGTGCTCTAGAGTATGTGATGAAAATATGTAATCATACTTTGAATCTGGTAGGTTGAGTGCGTCGTATCCGTTTGCTTGATCAATGTTCACCACAGTAGCGCCGGGCAAGTGCCATTCTTTCGTGCCACCAATATCCAAGCCGTCACCACGGCAAAAGTGTTGGGCAAATGGAAGAACATGCGCGCAGGCATTCCCATTTTTAATATAGTCTGGGTACAGCTTGCCTTTGTATTCGTAGATCACGGGTTCCTCTCCTTAAATATCTTTTCGCCCAGCTCGTAATTTTCTTTTGCGTTATGCCGTTTAAATTCCGCGTCCTGCACTGCGCCCGTGAATAGCGGATTATTGTGAGTGAATACGATGTCTTTAGCAGGAATTATGACGCCATCGTATGCAGCTCTCTTGGAAAATTCGTTATCGGAGAATATGCCAGAGCATTTGTCATATTCGGCGGCGAACATTGTGCCCTGATCTTGCAGTCGTGCTTTGGTGAGGATTGCCATGCACAGCAGATCGTCTTTGCGATGGCCATCGGAAATCGCCAGTACCTTCGGCTTGCTTGTATCGCCAATCCTGTCGCTGATTATCTTGTCCCAATGCAGCGGAGGATCCCAATCGTCCGAGCCTTGAATGATAATATCACCACGGGCTACTTCGGCCGCCCTGTTCCAAGCCGCAATGCAGCCACCCTTACCTTTAACGATCCCCCAATTTTTTAGCATGTCGGCCTTAGGGTCGTCATCGTCGACTGAGTAGATCCACTCGACTGACGCTGGATCTGCCGCCTTTTTCATCCACAAGATGCGGGCGTTGATAGCTTCCTGCGGGCGGCCCCGCGTGGCGTGGCAAACGGTAATCTTTACTGGCTTTTGTGCCCGCCACATGTTCTCGATCTTCTCTGCCTCTGCCGTATCACCCACGGCCTTACATGCCGCCAAATACAGATCAATACACTCAAAGTCATATACGGTGCGCTGGGCGTTCCATATCTTTACGCCAGGATCCGGCTGCACCATGGCAGACTTTAAAAGGTGATAGGCTTGCAACCACGCACCCACGCTGGCCTCTTCTCTGGCTAAAAAGTAAATCGCCTCTCGCCGCCCAGGGTTCATCTGATGGGCCTTTTGATATAGGCCGATCCTGACTGTGCGATCAGTCGTGGCCGTGGCCTGATTGCAGGCGGCCTCGTAAGCCAGCGTTGCTTCCTGCCCCGGCCAGACGGCCGCAACATGCGACCACGGCTCTGATTCAACCCGCCTATTTCCTAAGAATAGTTCCTGCTGATAGTAGTACGCATACTTGCCTGCCTCACTTAACTGGCCCTGAAGTATGCGAAGATTCCGATCGGCGCTGTTTGGCTTATAGCCACCGGGGTGATGCTCTACCCATACTGCCTGCTCACCCACAGATTCTAGCCCAGCATTGGGCAACAGCGCCTCATGCACTGCGTAGTTCCACCTCCCAGACCATACGCCATCTATACGCCGCACCATCCTTTCCCGTACTGGCCTTAATTTGGCGTTTATAACGTCATAAACGCCCGCATAGATGCCGAGCTTGGGATTCTGCTCAAACGCTTCCACGCCCCTTTTAAGAGCGTTTTTGAGGTCTTTATGCGGCAAGTCGTCGCAATCCACCCATACCGCATAGTCGCCAGTGCAGGCATCCAGCGCCATGTTGCGAGCAGCGGCAAAGTTATCGACGTGGGGCCAGATCGCCCCTGCTGGTGCGTTTTTATATTCAACGATTTTAGCCCCTGCCTTTTCAGCAATCTCCCGAGTTCCGTCGTCAGGCCGAGCACCCTGGGCCATGCAAATTACTAGCTCATCGCAGTATGGCAAAAATGCCGTTACAAAGCGCTGCATGAATTGCGCCTCGTGCCCGGCGATTGCGTAAATGGAGATTTTAGGATTTCGATTGGCCACGGTTAAACCTCTCGCAACCCAAGAACGTAACTGCCTACGGAAGTATCAATCGACGCCACCCGATAGCTGACCGAGTTAGCCAGTAAAATAGATCCGATCGTGGGAGCGGTGGCTAGATTCGCCACGTCGACGGTAAAGGTGGAGTTTAGATCCAGATCAAAGCCGCCCAGCTCCACGCTTTCTTTGCGGGTGATCGTCGAAAGGATGCCAGTGACTGAACTGGAACCGATAGTGGCGGCCGTGCCAGTTTGATCGTATAAAGCCGCCAAGCTTTCCTTGAGACATTCTGTAAATTCAGACATGAGAGGATTTCTTAAAGTGGAAAGGGCGGTGAGCCTTTCAGCCCACCGCCCTCCCCGAGTGAATTAGCTACCGTTGATACGCACGAGGCTGGATGTTTCTCCGGCTTTCACGCCGTAGATCAGGGCGTAGGTGCGTTGCAGCTGGCCCTTGACCACGTCGTAGTTCTCACGAACTTGGACGGATAGGCCAGTACGGGGTTCCGTCACAACCGAAATATCCCCAGGGATGGGAACGCCGGTCGGAACTTCAGGAACGCGAGCCGCGATCAACAAAGCTTCCTGCTGGGCGAAGAATCCGCCGAGCGTGATGCTGTTTCCGGGGACTGCGCTGTACTGGTTAATATTAAATCCAGCAACGTTGCCGATCCCAGCCGTGCGAACGAGGTCGCCGGTGATCTGAGGATTCGCAACCACGGTGCTATCATTCAATAGTGCACCGTAGAAGCTGGGGTTGAGAACAGCGTACCGGCCGTTAACTGGCACGTTGTTGTTGTTGAGGGTGATTCCGGCCGACACCACCGAACGGTAGGTGAAGGCGCTGGAAGCAACCGTCAATGCGCTGGTGAAGGTGGAGGAAGTCACGAGAGCGAGCAAATCTCCAACCATCTGCAATCCAAGCGCGTGCGCGGCTGCGCCGGCGAAACGCTCGATTAGGTTAATGTTGGAGCTGGTGCGCTCTTGATCGTCCACAGAATACGAAACATGCTTAAACTTGTTGAGAGTGATCTGCACATCCGTCTGGGTTGTCGCGGTCGCTGCGTAACCGTTAGCCTGGGAATAGTCCTGGGCGGTCGTCGCAGAGATGCGATGAGTAAAGATTGAGGCGTTGTATTTTGCCGCTTCGCTGCTGAAATCCGTGACGGAGTTTCTGAGGAAGCTGTAATCCGCCACGAGGATCTCGAGAGCCCTCTGAGCGATTACATTGGCATTCGTTGTTCCGATTGTGTTGGCCATTGTAGTGTTCTCCTAGTGGACTGGATTACAGTCCGAGTTTGCGGAGCAGTTCCGACCGACGGGTCGGATTCTTTTCCGCGTTGAATTGATTG